TAATTTCTTTTTCTTTTTTGACCAAGAGGGTGGGACCGGAATAAAGAAAGTAATTGAAGCTCCTACTGGGGGAAGGATGAATTGTTTTGCTTTTGCTTCTGCGTGAAGATCTATTTTATATTTATTGTATTTTTCTAAACGCAATAATCTGCTTAGGCCGGCTGGTCGTAATTTTTCTCTTGGGATTCTAAAGAAGATTGAATCACCTTGTGTTGCTCTAACATGAGTTTGAGGTGTTATGTTAAGAATTACTTTCCTTGGCATTAGTTCTATCTTTTAATGTTTTTAACAGAATAAATTCTACTGTCTTTGTTACCGACCATTTTTTTCTTTCTGCCAACTTTACAAGTTTCTCATGAACTTCTGGTGTTAAGTAAATTGTTGTACGTTTCATTATGAATCATTTTGATGCAATATACATCATGTTATAACATTGTACAAATTTAAGTACAAAAAAACCTCCTTTTTTAAGGGAGGCCTAAGAAGAAACATAAAACTAACCGTAAACCTACTTTATCTAGCCATTGCTGATAGCTTAGAGAATTTCTTTGCACCGTATTTTTTACGGCCTACAGAGGCTGCTATAGCTCCTGCAACTTGTTTGGCGTGCTCTGGGCTCATTCCTTTCTTTTCGTACTCTCCTTGGGCCTTATTTGCGATTGCTGCGAATCTAGCACCTGATCCTAATTTTGCTTTCATACTATTTTTTTTCTTATGCTTTAGTATAACTTTTTTTGGGTTTTGGTCTGTATCTGGTTGTTGTGCCTCATCTTGTTCGCCATCACTTGTTATTTGCTCTAATAGCATTTGTTATTTTTTTAACATTTTGAAATCTTCTGCATCTATCTTGCCATTTTTATTCATGTCCAATTTGCTTTGCTTACCTACCAAATGTTTAGGCATAGCTTTCTTTGGCATTTTTTCCATCTTTGGCTTTTTCATTGAATCCATCATATTCTTATACATAAAAATAATTTTAACAAATATACAAAATATTTTTACCACACTTACCATTTATATTAGGAAAATTTAAAAGTTCTACATCAACTCTTGTTAAAGGGTACCCCCCGTTGTAGGACGGCCGCGGTTTTTTTGGGGTGTTGAAATTCTAGCACCGAGTGCCCGCCGATTTTGTTTTTAGTGGTTTGAGGTTTCGGGCTTAGTTGGTTAATGGGTTAAGGGCGTGCAAAGGTTTGCTGTTATTGATTGCGCTGTTTATTACTTGCTGCGTGGTTGGGCTATCTCTTGCTATTGTTTGGTGTGGTGGGGGCATTGGCTTGCTGTTTCAAGTTGGTTTTATTTATGGGTTTAATTAAGGAGTTTATTTATAGAAGGGATGTAGCTACATATAATAATTTACCATAACTTTGTAGCTACAAAATATTTATATGGCAAAAAGCAAACCAATTGGAGTTAGATTTGACTTAGAAAAGTTAGATATGATTCAAAAAGAGCAGAATTTGACTTCTGTTCAACAAGTAGTTAATTATTTTATGGATGGTTACAAAAGTATTTCTGTTTCAAAGACTCTTCTTGAAATTATAAATACAGATGGCGAACCTAATATTTTAGGTAAAAGCAAAACAAAAAGAGGGGCACCATTTAAAAATATGCCTCCTTACGACACAGATAGCCCAAAATTGGCAAATAAACCTAAATCGGTAGAAATACCCGTTGAAACCCAAAAAACGCCTCCAAAGGGTTTAAAAGGGATAGATTTAGTTATATGGAAGTCTGAGAATTGGAAATAAATTCGTAATTTAGCGTATGAAAAGTAAACTAAAAATGATGAAGCGAGCAGATGGATCATATTCACCTCGTGGTTTGTGGGATAATATTCGTGCTAACAAAGGAAGTGGTAAAGCCCCTACTCCTGAAATGTTAAAGCAAGAAAAGAAAATTAAAGCACAAGAAAAAAAGTAGTTATGCCATTATCAATAATGCAAAAATACCCATCTTTTGAGGATTATTACAAAATGATACCTAAAGATAAAAATGATACTTCATCTTATAATTTAAGAGCATATTACGAATCTAACCCAAAAGCTGCTTTGGAATTTATTAAACCCGGAACTCATGCTCCAGATACATTTAAATTGCCTAATCATATAACATTTAGCGATGAATCAATGTATCATAATGAAAAAACACCCGGTGGCAAATGGGCATTTGAAAATGGGAAAGATGTATTTTATGCATCTCCATTAAATATAAAAAATGCAGGGGGGGCTGATAAACTTCAGAAGTATTTTAATGAAAATGAACCTGATGTTAAATTAATTATACCTAAATAAAAACAATATGTCTGAAGCTTGGGAAAGAAAAGAAGGTAAAAATCCAGCAGGTGGATTAAACCAAAAAGGTCGTGATTCATACAATCATGCTCATGGCGGTCATTTAAAAGCTCCTGTTAAAGGTGGTATTAATCCTCGTAGAGTTTCTTTTGCAGCTAGATTTGCTGGAATGATGGGGGCTATGAAAAAACCAAATGGCGAACCAACAAGGAAAGCATTAGCATTAAAAGCCTGGGGTTTTAGTAGCGTTGAAGCAGCAAGGGAATTTGCCAATGCACATAAAAAATCTTAACTTAGCTAAAATATTATAACATGTCTGAAGAAAAATTTTCATATTTTGTATCTTATCTTAAAGATGCTTTTGATCAATCTGTAGTTTGGCATCATCAAACTGAAACTTATGCTGTACATAAAGCATTAGGAAAATTTTATGATGAAATATTAGAATTAACTGATGGATTAGTAGAAAGCGTTAGTGGTATTTATGGCAGACCAAAAAGATATGAAATTGATAGTCCAAAAGATTATAAAGATTCAGAACAAGTAATTAAATATTTTAAAACAGTATATAACGAAATTCAAAAAGAAAGAAAAGAAATTTACCAAGAAACTTGGATTCAAAATCAAGTGGATGAAATAGCTGCTTTATTTGGACAAACATTATATTTACTTAGTCTTAAATAGTTACTGGTCAAGGATTTGAACCTTGAATGACAGAATCAAAATCTGTAGTGTTACCATTACACCAACCAGCATTTATATTAGGGATTAACTTGAGCTTGATCTTCTAATATTTTTTTACCTTTATCAGATAATGGTCTTGCAAATAATCTTAATTTTTTACCTGTATCTGGGCATTTAAAAGTAACCCCTGCATCTTGATATGACTTTAATACTATTTCTAGTCCACCATCACCATCAGCACTAGCTCCAATTACATGTGGTTCATCATAATCAAATTGCATACAGAAATCACATCCATCTAATACTTGTGCATCTGCTGGAACATTTAATTCCTTTTGTTTTTTAGCCATGTTTGTTTATTTTAAATTTTAAATTTCATTAATATCAACTATTTTAATAGTTTCTCCTGATATATACGCATCAATTACATCTTCAATTATTTCTCTTTGCTCTGGTTTTAATAAAGCTATTTTTTCAAGTATAGCTGGTACGGCAAAAACATCACTTTCTATTTCTTTCTTTATTCCAAGCCTAACCTCGTCTGTAAGAAATGGGTGTGTAATAATATCTTTAAAAATCCAATCTATTTTACTAACATAAGTCTTAAATAATCTTTCTCCTTGACTATTGGGAAATTGTCTGCAAAAATCTTGAAATTGTTCTTGTGCCATTTTTAAATTTTGTATAGCACCTATAATATTAGCAGTCATTTATTAAAATTTGTATGTAGCTCTTCTATTGATTTTAAATATTCTCTAGCTTTTTCTACTTTGTGTTGCATCTTTAAAATATCATCTTCATTTCTATCTACATTAAACATTAATATTCTTTCCTCCATTGCAATATCATCAAACTTCATATTTAATTCAATTTTAATTGCTTCTTTTACAAACTCTGGACTTTCTTCTGAAATTACATCCATCTTTTTAAGTAAGTAATATTTCTCTTGTTGAATTATATTATCTGGAGTATTTACAAGACAATAAGCAATCGTAGCATTGGTTTTACCAGTAAGCCACATATAACTTTGCATTTGCCAATAATATAAATTATCAAGTTTATCAGGTATGTTGCCTAGGAATGTCCATAGATCATAACTAGATTTAATATCAATAATCCCATCATCAATAATATCTGGCAATCCTGTTATGTGTTTATTTGAAAATCTTTCCGTATTTTTAGCAAAAGGTTTCTTCAAGTACATTGACAATAAATCAATTGATTCTTGTTCTACTTCAATACCTTTTTTCATTTGCTTTGTTTGAATATCTCTTCTCCTATTATACTTTTCAGAAATATATACATCTAGCAAATGTTTTTGTGCAGTTTTAGAAAGTAATCCAGCTTCTTTGTCAGCTTTAGCAATAGGTTCAGTCATTAAATACCCAACAGAACTTGCTCTGATTAATGTTTCATTCCAATTCATAATTATAAAGATTTAAGTTTTGTGTTATAACATTCCAATACCTCTGGGTTATTTTTAGCCATCAACTCCCAAGCTTTTAATTCTTCTTTTGTTTTGCAAGAATTTATAAACTCTATGGTTTTTTCAGCTAAAGATTTTTTTGATTGCGTAGGAATAATTTCATCCGGAACTTCTTGGTAAAAGTCACCTAAATCTTTTAATCTTATTACATTTTGCTTGTGGTATTCTTCTACTAAATCCCTAGCAATGTCTAATGCTTTATTAGCAGATTCGCCTTGGTTAATGGCAAATTCAACACCGATTTTTTCAGAAGAATAATTACCTAAATTAAATGTTCTAGTGTAGTTAATAGTTTGTATGTGCATAGTAGTTTATTTTATTCTGGTTACAATAGTTATTTTGTCAGTAGATTTAATCTTAAATTGTTTGTCTTTATGAACTTCTTTTTTCTTTAAATTAGATACCATAACCATTACAGAGGTATATGGATTTTCTAACCTAAGATGTTCACCTAGAGTAAGTTCGGCTACCTTACTGGAAACCGAATCTGGGGAAATGTTTCTTGCCATGTTATTTGTTTTGACACAAAATTAATTTAATTAATTTAATTAAAAAAATAAATTTAATTAAACAAGTTATAGCTTTACTTAATTTGACTATTTTGTAAAATAATAAAGCAACAGCTTTACTTTATCCCTTTAAACTAACATAACAATACCTATATGTTACTTTAATGACACTTTATCGTATGAATAAGTGTATGAATCCTACAATTATAGGCAGGAAATTATAATTTAGGTACAACAACTTTTTATAATGTTCACGTTTTCGTGAACACTATCAAAACTTGAACAGTTTACATTTTTTGATAATAGGGTAGTATTACTCCTATTTTTATACTGTGAGTATAACTTTGCGCCTAATTATATTCAATTGCGCCTATTTGTATCAAATTTCACTATTTATATGTTACAAGATATAACAAGCCCAAAATTAACAATTAACAAATTTTGTCACAATTATTTGAAAATCTGTGACATATCTACCCTAATTATATTACAACAATTAACAGAATAACCCCTTACTATTTTACATATTGTGTCAAATCTGCTTGAATAATTCGGAAAAATTCATGCAAATGTTACCAATTTGGTTACGTTACCAATATGGTAAAAGTTCTCTAATAGTAAACTTATCAATCACAAAAGTTATCTAATAAAGCAACTTTGAGCCGTATTTGACCGACAATCGGCTCATGTTTGAGCGATAAAAAACCCCTGCTTTTTAAACAGGGGCTGAAAACTACTAAATCTACAAACTATGATAACCACCGTAAAAATACAAATTATTTTTCAATAAATTTCTTTTTTACCAAGTTTAGCTTTGCCCTGTATTCTAGGATTAAGCCTTTTAGCTCATCTTTTGTAGGTTTAGCTGTTTGCCTAGCTGTTTCTCTTAGGTATTCCACTAAAGCTCCATTTTCTTCATGTAATTTGTATTCAAATTCTTCTATATTACCAGTTTTGAAGTAATTACACTCCATGCATTGTGGTCTGCAATTTTGTTCTAACCATCTAGTGCTTAAATTTGATCTACCCATAAAATGACCGCATTGTATTTCTGCAATTGTATGTTTTTTACCACAAGTATAACATTCAACAATACCAGTTTTATCCGAATATCTATTTCTAATGTATTGGCTAAATACATGGTCAAGGTCTTGGACAAGATTTTGGAAACTCTCTGTATCATCTTCAAAT